ATACACCGGCCGCGCGCGTTTTGGTAGTACGTGTGCGCGCCGTTCTCGCCGTAAAGCGTGATCGTATCCACGGCCGTGCGGCGCCGCTCGAGCAAAACCGTGCGACCCTTAGACCATTGGATCAGGTCGCCGGCCAGTATGCGCGCGCCGGTAGCGGCGCATGTGCCGGTATATTTTGCGGTTATGGTTTTCATTTTAATAATCCCTCCCCTTAATTTGGACAAAACCGCCGGTGTCGCGTTTTGCCTTGCCTTTGGCATATAAGGCCACTACCACGCCGGCCGGTTCAATGTGACGTACATCAGTGTCATCGCCGTCAACGACCGGCCATCCGCGAAATTCGGCCGGTATATCGGCTTGCTTTTGGAATACCACGGCCGTGCGTTTATTTGCCGGATTAATCAGGCCTTTAATTGAGATCGGTTTTGGCGTGATAGCGCTGAATGAATAGGTTAAATCGTAATTGCCGGCCGTTTTGCCGTCTAACTTGCGGCTTGGGTGCTTTGTGTAATCGTAGAATTGAACGTCCGCGAACAGCTGGAAAATCGTTTTTCCGTCAATTTGGATGTTTTCAAACGGGATATCGGACGTTCCATTCGGCCGTACCAGTGGAATCAGGCCAAGCTTTTCGGCACGGCGAGCGTGCGACCATATATCGGCGGCCATTGAGAGCATAAACGCGCGCTGATTCTCGCGGAAAAACGCCGTTTTAGCGGCGCGTGCCTTTTGCGTACTGTTAAACGCGCCACGGCCGGATGATTTCAGGCACGGCTCGAAACAACCGGCCATAATCGCGAACGGGCAGAGCTTTTCATCCGGTACCAAATAGCAGATAGCGGTTAGATAACCGATTTTTTGGCCTTTGATCGTTTTGGCGCTGGATTCGCCCAATATTGGCCGGTAAGGTAGGTTTTCGCGTTTGAGCTGGAGTTTGAACGGGTTTTGCATGGTCGGTTCCCTGGAAAGTGAAATTAATAAGCCAGGCACATAAAGACGAATAACGCCAGCGCCGCGAATGCGCCGATCGCGCCGCAAATTTCAGCAAGTGTCGGTTTTTGCATTTTCTTTTCTCCGATAGTGGCCGGCTTTCGCCGGCCGTTTGATTTAGATTCTGAATTCAGGATGGCCGGCTAACCGAAGGCCTTCAGCCAGAGCGATCAGATCGCGCCGGCTTTTCTCCGTGCGTGATACGCGAATCAATGATGACAATATGCGCGCTGCTGATACATCATTACCAGCGAAAACGTGTGATTCGACAATCGCCGCTTGTTTAGTTTCGAATTTAGTCATGATTTTTTCTCCGCTTGAGTGAATAAATTATTGTGTTGCTGAAACCTAGTATAAGACTTTTCTTTGCAATGTCAAGGATTGTTTTGCATTTATTTGCGATTCGCGGTTCCAATGGTCATTTAGGGGGTGAAATGGTCATAAAATGGTCATTTGGCACGGGCAAATGACCATGACAAAACCCGCATGGATACTAGCTTTTGGCCAATAATGGTCAAATGGTCATTTATTTTTAGATGTTAGTAGTAGTAGTAGGTAATATAGGGAATCCCGTGCCGTGCACGCCAGAATCCCGTGTCGTCACGCAAAAATTTTGATTTTGCTTTGGGGTTAGCAGCGATTAAAATTGCATGACCATTTGACCATTTGACCATGTCAGAGTGATAACATATGCCAGCAGGTAGACCCGCATCAATTCGCACGCGCAATTTCCTGCGTCATTTAACGGATACCGAAGCCGCGATTTTGGCTCATGCCGGCGACGGCGATATCAGCGCCGGCTTCAAAAATCTACTCGACTGGTATCAGCAAATGCATTGTCAATCGGACAATGCTAACGATTTTGTTATATCTGATTGTGAGCCAAAGGGTAATAGTTGACGACTGTCAGGTACCGGCAAAATGCACCCGCTTCCTCTCACCCTCACCCCATAGCCCTACCCTATCGAATCCTGGCTATCGATAGTCGACCCTCTCGCTCATAGCCGGCTGCTATCGCCGCCGATTATGCGCACATATAACGTACGTTATGTAAAACGCGGCTGATAGCCGCTTGCTATGGATATCGACCGCTTGCTGGCAGTTTGTTGCCATTTTGATAGGGGGGGGAGGGGTCTGGCTGGCTAGTAAAATTTGCGGGAGCCTCCAACCCTCTGAAAAAAGGAAAACAGCCAATCTGGCCAAAGTAGCCAATCCCACCAGAAAGCAGCTACAATCTGCGCAGCTTCCCCACACAGGAAAAAAGCCATGCCAGCCCCGATTAAAGACCCACCGTACGTGCCGCCAGCCACGCTGCCCAAGACTGACACGCAGCGCATCAAAGAGCTGAAACAGATGCTGATTGAAGGCAAGGGCGCCGACGTCGTGCAGAAAGTCATTACGATCGCGTTAGACGACGGCCACCCAGGCCAGATGGCCGCCCTGAAAATGTGTATGGACCGCGCACTACCGGCGAGCCTGTTTGAGAAGACCGCCGCCCAGCGCAGCGCGATCAACATCACCATTACCGGCATCGGCCAGCCGGAGATCAAGGACATCACGGATGTCGGACCTTAACTTCCAGCTGCTGCCGTGGCAGCAAGAGGTCTTCAACGACAAGACGCGCTTCAAGGTCGTCGCAGCCGGTCGCCGTTGCGGCAAGTCCAGACTAGCCGCCACCACCTTGCTAATCGAAGGACTGCGCTGCCCGTCAGGATCTGCGGTCTTATATGTCGCACCCACGAACGGTCAGGCGCGGCAGATTATCTGGAACGTCCTCTTGGATCTGGGACGGGACGTGATCGCCGGCAGTCATGTGAACAACCAGGACATCACGCTAGTCAACGGTGCGGTGATTTACGTCAGGGGCGCCGACCGCCCCGACACGCTGCGGGGTGTTAGCTTGACCTACGCCGTGCTGGACGAGGTGGCGGACATTAAGCCAGAAGCGTGGGAGCAGGTCATCCGCGCGTCTCTGTCAGACAAGAAGGGACGAGGGCTCTTCATCGGAACGCCCAAGGGGCGCAACTGGTTCAACGACCTGTACAAGTTAGGCCAGACGGGTGAGGACGAGGATTGGAAGAGCTGGCACTTCACGACGAAAGACAACCCGCTGATCGACCCGAAGGAAATCGAGTCAGCGAAAAAGACGTTATCGACCTTTGCATTTAAGCAAGAGTACATGGCGAGCTTCGACAATGCGGGCTCGGACATCTTCAAGGATGAGTGGATCAAGTACGGCGAGGAGCCCGAGTACGGCAGTTACTTTGTGGCCGTGGACTTGGCTGGGTTTGAGGAAGTGGCCAAGCAGGCGGCGAACTCGAAAAAGCGGTTAGACGAGACGGCGATCGCGATTGTCAAAGTGACGGACGACGGCAAGTGGTTTGTCAAAGACATCCAGCACGGGCGCTGGGACATCCGCGAGACGGCAGCGAAGATTCTAATGGCCATGCGCGACTACCGGCCCCTGTCGGTCGGGATTGAGCGAGGGGCGCTAAAAAACGCAGTTTTGCCGTATTTGAGTGATTTAATGCGCAAAAATAATGTATATTCGCACATAGTTGATCTCACGCATGGCAACCGGAAAAAGGCTGACCGGATCATCTGGAGCCTCCAGGGTCGGTTCGAGCACGGCAGGATCGTGCTGAACCAAGAAGGTGATTTTGAGACCTTTCTTGACCAGCTGTTGATGTTTCCGGCGCAAGGCGTCCACGATGACCTACCCGATGCGCTCTCTTACATTGACCAGCTGGCGGTGACTTCCTACTTCGAAGGCGACGCTGACGATGATTGGGAGCCGATAGACGTAATTTCTGGGGTGTAGGATGGACCAAAACGATTTTGACCAGCCCACTGAGAACGATAAAGAGCTTATCGCTTTCGTGGTAGAACACTGCGACCGCTGGCGCGACTACCGCAACGTCAACTTTCTCCCGCTTTGGGAAGAATATGAGCGCATCTTCCGTGGCGAATGGGCCATTGAAGACAAAACGCGCGACTCTGAACGCTCCCGCATCGTAACCCCCATGACCCAGCAGGCTGTTGAGACACGCCACGCTGAGATCATGGAGGCGATCTTTGGCTCGGGTGAGTTCTTCGACATCAAGGACGACGTCAAGGACATCGACGGCAACCCGATGGATGTCGAGATGATCAAGATCCAGATGATGGAGGATCTGAAAAAGGACAAGTTCAGGAAGTACGTTGATCAGATTGAGTTGTTGGCCGAGATTTACGGCACGGGTATCGCCGAGATCACCGTCACAATGGAGAAGGAATACATCCCGGCGACCCAGCCGATTCCTGGCATGCAAGGCCAAGCGGCTATTGGTGTCAAGGAAGTAGACCGCGTCTCGGTCAAGCCCATACCGGTGAACCCGAAAAACTTCCTGTGGGATCCCAACGGCACGTCGGTGGACGACTGCATGGGCGTGGCAATTGAGAAGTACGTGTCGATCCACAAGGTGGTGGCCAACATTGAGAAGGGCGTCTACCGCAAGGTCAACATCGTGCCGACCTACGACGACACGGACTTGGAGCCCACGCAAGAGGTCAGCCAGTACCAGAACGAAAAGGTCAAACTGCTGACCTACTATGGTCTGGTGCCCAAGGAATATCTGGAGAAGTTGGACAGCGAAGACGAGGAGATGGTTGAGCTCTTCCCCGACGACTCGCCTGCTGAAGACTACTCCGACATGGTCGAAGCCATCATCGTGATTGGTAACGACGGCATGCTGCTGAAGGCCGAAGCGAACCCGTACATGATGAAGGATCGTCCGGTGTTGACGTACCAGGACGACACGGTGCCTAACCGCCTGCCTGGCCGTGGCACGGTGGAAAAAGCGTACAACATGCAAAAGGCGATCGATGCACAGGTGCGCACGCACTTGGACTCGCTGGCACTGACTGCGGTGCCGATGGTGGCAATGGATGCAACCCGTCTGCCACGGGGTGCCAAGTTCGAGGTGCGGCCGGGCAAGGCGTTCATGACCAACGGCAACCCGTCGGAGATTCTGTATCCGTTCAAGTTCGGTCAGACTGATGGCAGTAGCCTGACGACTGCGCAGGCATTCGAGCGCATGCTCTTGCAAGCCACAGGCACCTTGGATAGCCAAGGCATGGTCAGCCAAGTGGCCAGAGATGGTGGCAACGCAGGTATGTCGATGGCGGTGGCTACCATCATCAAGAAGTACAAGCGTACGCTGGTGAACTTCCAGGAAGACTTCCTGATTCCGTTTATCAAAAAAGCGGCGTTTCGGTACATGCAGTTTGACCCCGAGCGCTATCCTTCGGTTGATCTGAACTTCGTACCAACTGCGACACTGGGCATCATCGCTCGCGAGTACGAGCAGGCGCAGTTCATCGCCTTGCTGCAGACCCTTGGCCCCGACACACCGGTGCTGCCATTGATTCTGAAAGGTATTGTGGCCAACAGCTCGCTGTCGAACCGCATGGAGTTGATGGAATCCCTGACTCAGATGGCCCAGCCGAACCCAGAAGCGCAGCAAGCCGCCATGATGCAGCAGCAGCTGGCCATGCAGGCAGCGCAAGCGCAGATTGCGGTCAATCAGACGCAGGCCGAACGCAACCGGGCAGAGGCTATCAACACCACAATCGAGACGAAATTAAAGCCCATTGAGGTGCAGAGCAAGATTATGGCGGCCAATACGCAAAATCTGCCGACTAACGACGAGATGGCGTCTAGAGAGTTTGACAAACGGGTGAAGATCGCCGAATTGATGCTCAAAGAAGCCGACATCAAGAACAAATCGAAGATTGTCGAGATGCAAATGGCGGAAAAGCAGAACAAAATCAGCGGCATGGAAGAAGATTTCTTGGAAGAACTGACCAAGGAGCTCTCTGGTGGACGTTGAAAGCCTCGCTAAACAGCTGATTCTTCAAAATATGACGCCAGAGCAGCAAAAAGCTGTTCTGGAGTCGGTTCGTGCCACCCTGCAAGAGGCTCGCGGCAAGCAAAAACAGCGTGTGAGCGAGAATGTGGGCATGGTGGTAGACGCCTTGAAGAAGATC